AATAATCCGAGTAAAGTATGTGAGGAATATGTTCCTGCTTTACATTTGTATATCCACATAATAAATTCCTTATTTATCAGTATATTATATAATTTTTATCATTCAAAGTAAATAGATATTTTTTTTTATTTTTTTTCAAAAAAGTATTTACTAACTGCCAAATTTAGGTTATAATAAAGATGTCCCTTTAAGGAGTCGGTGGATCCCTCTAATGAACGGTCCCTTTCGGTTTTGAGAATCTAACAATATTACTTATAAAGTCTGAATCGGTTTCTAAACTATCAAACAACTCAGAATTACTTTTCAATATTTCTTCAGCGGCTTCTCTAGCAGAAGAATCTTTTACTTTCTGTCGAGACATTTTATGTTTACCATCTTTTAAATCTTCATCAATCATTTGTAATGTTTCAAAGTAAAGAGATTTCAAATCATCAGATGGTTCTATTTCAGCAATAATATGAAAAGGATTTAAAACATAAAGTAAATTTATATTATCATAGAAAGACATCCAAGGTCGTAAAGAATAATATTTTGAACCTGAAAGATAATTATCTACAGAAGATATTTTTAAAACTTTCCTTACAATAACATCGTTTTCTTCGTCATCAGGAAAACTAATAATCTCGCAAACAATCTCTTCGTCATTCGACATTTTAAATTGTTTTAATATTGGTTCATTTTTATCCATTATATCTCTACCTTAAATGTTTTGTGATTAAATTTCTCTCTTTTATATATTCTTAATCTTTCGAAGCCATGAAGGAGAGCAAAATTCTTTTGTTCTTTCCAACTAATATCATCTATCAAATCATACAACTTTGTTGGTTCACCATTATCACTCGGTCTTAATCCACGACCTATACTTTGTAATACTCTTATTTGCGATTTACTCGGAGATGCAAATATGATATTATGTAAGTTCCTAATATTTATTCCAGTACTAAATGTACCCATCGAAGCAACTATTATAGCATCTTTTTGTTTCTCAGTAATATTTCTAATTTGTTCACGATCTGAAGTATCAACTTGTCCAGACACATAAAAAATTTTGCGATTTTCATTTGCCTTACTTCTTATCATATTAAATAATGGTTGACCATGTTTTTCTACGAACTGAAACAATACCAATGTATTTCCTTTTTGGTCTAGAGCCAAATTAGTAATAAAGTTATTTCTCTTTTCATTCGTTACAATATAATCTATTTCATCAGCATATTTTCTTTTACCGAAGTATTGACGAATAGATTTTTCATACTCAAGTGTAATTCTTTTTATATCAAGTTGTGCTAGAGTTTGACTTTCCTGTAATGACTTAGTAGTCGTCACATTCATAATACGACCAAATAATCCCTGTAATACTAACTCATGAGTCAACGCACCATCAAGAGTTCCAGTAGTACCGAATCTATATCCTGCTTCTGAACATTTATTCATAATTGACATAAGCGACTTGGATTTAAATCCGTGACACTCATCACCGATAACCATTCCAAACTGTTCAAACCAATCGCGACCAAGTTTATAAATTGATTGCCATGTACTAATGATTATAGGAGCATCTGTTTTCTTATCCTTACCAGAATATATACGATGCATTTGCTGTTCTTCATAACCATAGTGTTTAAAGTCATTATACATTTGTTCAACTAAAGATGTTGTTGGTACAATAACTAAAACTTTGGATTTTTCTAACTCAAGATAATATCTGGCTAGTATGTATATAATTAGGGATTTACCGGAGCCTGTAGGACTCAGGAGGATAGCTCGTTTCCTTTTAAGACCATTTACTATGGCATCGAACTGATAATCTCTAATTTCCCATGGTACATTTAGTTTCTTTATATACTCGTATACATCATCAGGATTTATTTCTTGCGTCTGTAATGGATAGCCATATTTGCTTTCCATTAATTCAACTTCGTAATTATTATTTTTACAGAACTGATTTAAATGCTGAAATAAGCCAACAGGAAGTTGACCATTTTGATTGAATAGTTTTATCTTGCCATCCCATACTTTATTTCGGTATGCTGGCATGTACTTATATCCAGGGACATAAAATGAGAAATAATCTATTAACTCGTAAGCAATAGATCTATCACATTCTACTTGAAGATTGGCATGGTCTATGAGCCCGACTCGAATCTTTTCCAATCTATAATGTTTCGTATCGTTTGATGTCGCCATTTTATTGTATCAATTATATTCACAAGAGTATCTATAATTGTTTTATAGTATTGTATTTTCTCTTCTGATTTTTGTATCTCTGGGTCGGCATCATAATAATAATCCATCTCTCCTTTAAGTACACGGAGACCATCAAATGGATCAGGATTCCATCCTAATTCAATAAGAGTTGCCTCGTCCATCTTACCATTATAATATAACCACTTTTGTTTGAGTAAAGTCTTTTGTTCAAACTCTAACTTCTTTAAAGTAAGTTTGGCTCTGGCTAATAATTCTATGTACTTGGAGTGTAGAGTTGGTGTTTTCCTTGACGCATCGTCTAAATGCATACTAGGAATTTCACAATCTTCTTGCCATTGTTTTATTATATCATCAAGTTTCATGGTGTAAAAATTTTACTTCCCTTGTATCATTATCTATATACATATATTCTTCGCAGAACATATTCTTTATTATACTATAATTTTCTTTGTAAGTAAAGTGTTCTATCCCTTTATTTACTGTAAATCTTGCTTGTGTATGTTTATTTTTTCCTTGTACTTCCCACTTGATTGGACCTATAAGATGCGGAACATCTTCTTCTTTTATATCTACATTAAGTTTGTTAAATATATCAAAAACTTTATCAGAGTGGAATATCTCTTCATAAGAACCAGCGACTACATTTAAATCTTTTATAGTATCATATATTCTTGCTGTATTATTTTTTTGACTTTCTATAAATGCTTTACAGTCATGTACATCTAGAACATCAGGGTCGGTTCCATTATCAATTGCTTCGTTATGATGTAAAGCAAGATATTGCGATAACAAGTTTTGCCTATACATGAATAAATGAACACAATCTTCTTCTATTCTATCCAATAGATATTCGTTAAGTATTTTATTGGTTATTCTATAATCGTAAAGGACTTTGATTACATACGAATCTGTTTTCGGTGGTTCAAATTCAAACTCACCTTTATATCGTACTTTTTCTAAGTTATAATAATTTAAAAAGTTAAAAACCAAACTGGCTTTACCAGTTTGTGTTGATCCCCAAATCGCTAGTTTCATGCTGAATCATAATTTCTCGGTGTTAATATTGTACTTCCGTCTTGTAGTGTTCGTTTCTCAAGTGATACATTTATATTACCTGTTGTTGAATTTACACCAAACAATTCAAAATAACTATAACTAAAAGATACTTGAAATGTTATATATTCAGTGCCAGAAGAAGTTGATTGGAATTCTATGGCACCCAATGCTGTAGGAACGCAATCTATGTATCTAACTTGTCTCGTTTGATTATTATGGCTTGATAGTATAGAAAGTGTTACATCTGCATAAGAAGAAGCATCCCTACTAGTTCTATTTAATGGATTCGAACTATTATTATCCAAATTTCTACGCATCCAGTTAAACATTTCTGTATAACTATTCATATCCTCATCAAGAATTATATTGGCAGTTAATTCGCCAAAATCTAAAGTATCTCCAGGAAAAGCGACAGAAGTTTTTCTGAATGGTAAATCGACACTAGTCATCGTCATTGAGGGATGAGAAACTGACTGTGCGAAAAATTCTAAATTAGGATAATGCTTTCTATCTATAAGCAACTTAAAAGAAGTTGGTTGTAAATAGTTTATATTTTTAGTTAGTGTAGCCATAACTTTATTTATACAAAAAAAGGAGCGACCGAAGTCGCTCCCTTAATTTTCGGATCTAATATCTAGATTATGCACCTAGAATACTGTCGACTCTGAATAGTCTATAGTATTGGTTAGATTTAGCAGCAGCTAGACCATCAGCTGGAGTTGATCCAACGAATGGGTTAGATACCATGCCATATCTTGTTTTAAATCCAATTCTTGGTTGGAAGCTGTCTTCAGCCACAGCACGAACCATTGTGAGTGGGACGTATGGGCAATAGAAGATACCAGCATCATAAGGGTTTGTACCTTTATATCCAACTGTGATATAATCAGTAGTTGCATATGGGTCAATGTAAACCCTTGTTCTTCCATTAAGAGTACCAGCGAATGTGTTACCAGTGTCATCTACTTGTAGAGAAACTGACATAGCAGGTGTGTAGTCTAACATACCTGATGCTGATAGAGCAGATGCTACATCTGAAGAGCAGATAATAAAGTTACCTTTACCTCTACGAGTTTCTTTAGCGATAACATTTGCTTCTCTTTCGATTTGAAGAACCAAACCTTTGAATTTTTCAACTGACCAACGACCATCAGCGTCTGTTTGAACGTCGAAGATACCATTGACAGCAGTGTTTGTTTGAAGAGCACCAGTCTTAGCTTGAGAGTTAATTGTTCTAATAACTTCCCTGTTGATTTCAGCAAGGATTTCTGTTGATAGAATGTTTGCTAACTCTGTTTCAGCGTCTAGACCATGGATGGCTTTAAGATCTTGAGCCAATTCCATTGTGTACTCAGCTTTTAGTGCACGAGACTTAGCTGTTACAGTTGCTTTTTCAATGGTGAAACCCATATTAGCAATTGCATTTGCAGCTGAATCGCCGATTGCTTCAGCAGAGTCTGTTGTCATTCCTGGAGTTGCTAGTGCTGTGCTTCTGTCGTCATCAGCTGTTGAGTCTGAATCAGTTGCGGCAGCAATACCAGAACCATCAGCAGGCTGAGCGGCTCCAGTTTGTGTACCAGAGAATCTTGTGTCAGCTTCGTTGAATAGTGCTTCAGTATTACCTGTACCACCAGCAGTATAACGTGATTTCATCGCGAAGATTAAGCCAGTTGGACCAGTCATTGGTTGTACACCAGCTACATCGTATGCCATAAGGTTTGGCATAGCACGTCTTACTAGTGAAATTAGAACTGGGTTCCAGTTAGCGGCTGATGTAGTATTAGTTGCAGGAGCAGCCTCGTCGAGGAATCCTGTATACTGAGCAGCCTCTTCACGCATTGCCACTTCTTGGTTTTCTAGAATCGCAGCAGTAACTGCTTTTCTATGGTAGTCTTTGATAACTCCAGCTGATTCTTCGTTAAGAACCGGAGCCCATTTTTCTACCAATTTATCGTAAGATAATGGTTGTTGCATTTTAAGTCTTCCTTATTGTTTTGTCTGCTTTTTAATTGCAGAAATGTATTGAGCCATAACATCGGAAGTTTCGACTTCATCATCATATGATTCTTCGATCTCCTCTTTTGACTCGGTTACTTTTTTAGAGAAATATGATTCTTTAACTGTAGAAACTTTTTTAGAAAATGCTTCTTCATTGTCAAAGTCTATATCTCCAACTAATGATTTTAACTTTTCAACTTGAGTGTCAGCCAAATCTTTTGATGCTTCACGAATGATTGCTTCTCTTTGGTATCCTTCAAGTTTCTCAGCCATCTCGATTGCTGAAGCAGTTGTTGAATTTAGTTTTTCTTCTAAATCACTAACTGTTCCAGATAGCTCGTCAACTAGGTCTACTTTGGACTCAGGAACATCAATATAAGATTCTACAAATAGGTCTTTTAGACTATTCATAAAGTTCTCAGCGATTTCTGTTCTTAAACCTTGATGTATTGCTACTTGGTTTTCTTTCATCCAATTTTCAACAACGTAGTTTAGATAGTTATCGACTTTTTCAACTAGGTCAGCTTTAGTTGATTCAACTTCTACTGATACTTCCTCGTTGTATTTTTCTTCAAGACGATTGATCTCATCTGCGAGTTTAGATTTAATTGCGGCTTCGAAGATTATTGCAGCTTTACTTTTGAATTCTTCAGATAAAGTTGCTTCACCTTCTATCAATGCATTTAAATCACCAGAGAAATCTGCTTGATAGTTAATTGCAGGTTCTTGTGATTCTTCTGCTTCAACGCCTTCTTTAACTTCGTACTTATAACCGAATGATTGGTTCATCAGCTCTTTTAGTTTAGCTGTTGACATGTTATTCATTTCACTATAAGCCGCATTAATCATACCAGCTTTAGTTCCTGGTAGATGTGAAGGCTCTGAGTTTGATTTGTCGCCTGTTCTTTTTTTAGAGACGCTTGTTGCATCTCCTGCCTTATCAACGGTTTCAGCTGATTTTTCTTCGGCATCGGTTGTCGGAGCTTCTGCTTCCTTTACTTTAGCTTTAGTTGATTCCACTACTTCGTTCTCAACTTCTTCTGAGTGGAGCTCCTGAACCGTTTCGTTATCGATTATTTCTTTTTCAGACATAATCAGGCTCCTTATATTTTAGATTTGAGTAACGAGAGGAAATTTTTAAACTCACGAATTTCTGTCTCTGGGAGATTCGTCTTTGCAGCGTTCTTAATTTCAGTCTCAATTTGTTCAATATGTTTAGCTTCAATAATTCCGTTATTCCAGACCCATTCTACGCCCTCCATAACTCCATTTACAAATGCTGATGGAGCAGATGGATCTTGCACAATGTCTACTGCGTTAAGAATAAAATCATCTTTGACGATCATTGCTTCATTACTTCTTGCTAAACTTCCCATACCACGAGTTGAAACACCTAGTTTGACACCGCCATCAAGGAGACCTTTTACAACTTCCCCCATCGGTGTGTTCAAAATAGTTGCTTTGCCCATAACATTGTTTCCCTCCCAATTGAGAGATTCAATCTTATGAGAAACTTTGTCGAGATTTACGGTAGGTCCTTCAGGATGATTCAGCTCTCCAACTGCTCTTCCTGTTTTCACTTGTTCGTTGTCGTATTTGTTTACGGCACTTTCCATTACCTCACGAGGATATATCCTACCATTTCGATTCTTTGTTTCGGCTGTCATGAAAACACCCTCAATAGCATATTTTTTAGTACCGTTCTTTTCTTCGGTAATAAATTCGAGGTTGCTTTCAGTATATTCTGCGATTAATTTCATTTTACTATCCTTTTGGATATGTTATTTTTGATAACTTAACTGATGCATCAGCCGCCCATATTTTATCACCACTTGCTTTCGGAATCAATACTGTTTCCATTGGTGCTAGTGTAAAAGATGCACTGTCATCAAAATTTTCATCGTAATAAGATACGAGGTATGCTGTCGATGCACTAGTGTTAACGGCTCTTACTACTCTGGCTGAACTTACAGTTGATGCAGTGCCAACTGTTGTAGGAGCATTTATCTCCGTAGATTTGGGTTTATAGAAGCTTACCATTGGTTGTAAATCCTTTTTTAAGTTTGTATATATTTATATAATTAAAGATTTTGCTTAAATTTCCACTTTTTTAAATCTTTTGGTTCGTTTATTTCGACTCCATAAAAATCTACAAACACTCCTTTAAGGTTTATACCATTTTGTATCCAACGAAGTTGTTCTACATCTTCTATTTTTTCTTCTTGGTGCCTTTTAAATTTTGACCAAAGTTCTGATGTTCCTTTTTTATAACCATGAAACCCTAGTGCTTTAAATCCGTATTGCACCTCTGCTCTTGTATACCAATTTATATTATCATCAGAAACTATACATTTAACAGAATTATTATCCTTACATTCACCAGTAGTCATTATAGTGTAAGCATTTACAACAGTAGCATTATCTAATTTATTATCAATGGCTTCAATAATATCCAAAGTAACATCAGGATTATCTCCTTGAACATTAATATAATTATCATAGTCGCACCATACAGCATCAACTACTCTTCGCATAAGTCTATCTGTACCATTATCATAATGATGGTCAGTCATAACTATATTTTCTAAAGGGATTTCATCTGCTATTTTTTCTGAATCAGTCACAACAATAGTGTCGTAACCAAAACTTTCGCACCTGTCGAATACAGTACGAATCATAGATTTACCATTTAAATCTATTAAAGGTTTATTTGGAAATCTTGTGCTTTTAAGTCTAGATGGGATTAATATACAAGTATTACTCTTGTTCCTCGTCATTTCCAAGTTCTTCTGCTTCATCATCAATAGCATTTTCTATATCATCATCAGTTAATTCGACCTCTTCATCTTCTTCAGGTTGAACGTTATTATACATTTGCCCAGCCATTTTAATCTTTTCTTGGTCGAGCAAATCATTTTGTTTTTGTGCTAAATTTTGATGTAGCATTTTTTCAGCATTATTAAAACTTCCTGCTAAAATACTATTAATCAAATCATTTGTTATCGCATTATCAGCCATAATTTATCTCCTTTAAAAATCATAATTTTTAGTTATTGCTGGATCGTCACCTGGATTGTTACCAAAGTCATCGGAACCATCATCCCCAGTATCACTCTCAGCATCTATTTGGTCTTTCATAGTTGAAATATCTTCTTCTGAGAACATAAGAACATTTTTCATTACCCATTCTTTAGAATAAAAAGAACCAATATAATTTTGTAAAATATCTAATGTATTAATTCTTTCTCTTATAAGTTCTGCTTCGCGAAGTTCGTAGAAGTTGTTATCTTTTAAGAAATCAACTACTATATCACTTCTCCAATTTTCCCAATCTTCTTCAGTGATAATACCTTTTAACATCAATTGTTTTTTAAGGATATCTTTAAATAGATGTGAGAATCTTGCTCTTAGTCTGTCAATAAATTTTTGGAATTTTAATTCATCTCTATTAATTTCCGTTGTTCTTCCAAGACTAAACGCATTATCTGTTTCTAATCTACTAATCGGAACATTAAGCGAACGATATAATCTTCTTTGGAAATAAACAATATCATCTATTTGACCGAGATTATCTCCTCCAGGAAGTGTTTCGATTTGTGTTCCCCGACCACCTTCTCTTCTTGGTAGCCAGAAATCTTCCAACATTGACATATGTTTTCTATCATCACGAATCTGTCCTGTATTAGCATCGTATACTAACTTGTTACGATAACGTGACATAATCTGTTTCATATATTCTTCAGCTTTACCTTTCGGTAAGTTACCAACATCAATATAGAATATTCTTCTTTCTGGTGCTCTTGCAAGTCTGTAAATAACAAGTGCATCTTCCATCATTCTTAACTGATTGATTGGTTTTAATGCTTTATGAAGATATGATATAACTTTTTTACGTTGTTCGTCTAATAGACCCGAAGTTACATAGTTGACTGAATCCTCTGTTAATCTTACTCCTGTTCTTTGTTCTCCAGGCTTTTCTTGATAAACATAGTATTCATTTACATTGACTACAACTTTTGCTCCTGTAGCCTCGTCATTCTTAGTTTTAATTTCTTTTACTTTTCGTATTTTTGCTGAATCTATCGGTCGTATTTCTTGAATACCAGATTTTAAATTCTTTTCATCTACAACTAAGTGATGATACATTCTTCCGTCTACATAGAATCTTCTGAAAATGTCATGACCATTTTCATCAAAGTTTAACATAGTATAGATTCTATCGAATTCTTCTTTTACCAATTTTTTAATTTGGTCGGTAGTATCGACATTATCTAATATAATATCAATAGATTGTTTCGTCTCACCGAATGTTATCGCCGCATCTATAATATCTTCAATAGCCGCATCAACTTCGGGATGCATAGAAACACCACGATATTTCATAATAAGATCTCTATTATCTTTTACTTTATCGTTGCCTTCTATATCAACGTATTGACCATAATGAGATCCTGATGCTGTAATATAGCCCGCACCATCTTCATCCCTTGGGGGAACGATAGATGGACGATTCTTCATAGTTTCGTCTTTTGAGGATTGTCTCTTTATCTCAAATCCAAATAATGTAAAACCTCTTTCGTCTGCCATGTGTAATTCCTATGTTACTTTGGGGGTCTTTCGACCCCCTTTAGTAATATTTAGTACAATATTAAGAAGTGGTCGGCACTGGTGCCAATGCTTCCCAATATTGATAAGCGAACTCGACTGTAAAGTTTTCGATAGCATTAGTGTTATCGTAACTTAATTCAATCGATCCGATATTTACAGGGTATGCTCCTCTAAATGTATATGTTTTTAGAGAATCGCCATTCCTGTCTAATTGATCGACTTTTAAGTCTGCTTCGTATTGGATTGGTGAATTCAAACCAGTATTAGTTTTAAAGTTATTAATACCATTTGACCATCTTTCCATTGCGTTTCTTATAGCGAAGTCAGTATCGTTAATGATTGTAACAGTCCATGTTTCAAATGTTCTGTCACCAGCCATTTTTAATACTCTTCCTCTATAATTAACATCAATGGCTCCAAATGTTGAACCCGGTAGCTGTGCTGCGGACACTAAAAATGAGGTCAGCTCTGGATCACCATTCGCATATCCAGGATAATTAAGTGTTACCTGGAAATAATTTGGACGAGCACCACCGCCACGAAGTTTCGCTTTAAAATCGTCTACTCCTAGTATAGCCATGATTACCTCCTTACACTGTGCCTACAACTTCTTCAAAGTCCACGCCAGTTCTAACTGCAACAAAGTTAAGTGTTACATAGTTAATTGAACGAGCAGGTTTGATGAAGATTGATGCGATAAATTCATTTCTATCAATTACTGCTGCTGTATTGTTTGATTCGTCACAAACAACTCTAAAGTCAGTAATTCCTCTTCTACCTTGCACTTCACGAAGTAATGGTTCAACAATGTTTACGAACTCAGCTCTTGTAAATTCGTCATTGAATTCAAATAGAACACTTTCTGCAGCTCTTGAAATTGCTCTTTCAAGTACTAAGAATAGTCTTCTAACATTAATCCTGTCAAACGCAGAAGGTCTTGCAAGTTTAGTTTTATCACCAAACAATACAATTCCTTGTCCAGGTATATTGGCAACAGGGTTTACACCAGCTTTATACAAAGTATCTCTTTGTGCTTTAGTCGGTATATAATCAATCGCTGTTACGCCAAGATAAGTACCTCTTCTTTGTCCAGCAGGACTGAACCAAGGAGCTCTATCTCTATCTGTGGCCGCCATTATACCAGCTGTTGATGATGATGCAGGGATCTGAATGTATTGGTCATTATACTTGTCATATACTTTTAGGTAGCCACCATCAAGTACCAAGTATGATGAATTCGTTAACGCATTTGCTGTTGTTTCAATATTAGTTGTAATAGTTGCTGCATTTGTTTGGCCAACAATATCACTTCTTTTTGGTGAAGCAACTGCGATACAGTCTTTCCTAGCAGCCGCATTAGCCACAAGATCGTTCACGATAGTAGTGTGAGCTGAACTTGTTGCATCTGGAGCAATTAAGAAATCAACTTCTACGATATCTTTATCTTCAAACAGATCGTGTCCTGCTAGTATTTCAGTAGCTGTTAATGTTTCTGAATTAACACCACCAGCAATTACGATATCAGTTGTTGCTGTCCCTGTATACGTGTTACCAGCTGATGAGCTTTGACCAAATGCCGCATGAGTTGAATCTACTAAATTTAAGAGATAAACATATTCGGATGTTTGGTTGATTACATCTTTCGCAAAGATTGATGTTCCATCAGCAGCCTTAGCATCAGCAGCCTGTGATACAAATGGGAACCTTTCAAGAACTTCACCTGGAGTTCCTGTAAATCTACCATCTTCGTCAACGACTATGATATGCAATTCATCATTGGTTGAACTTCTATTTGATGCATAAGTTGAAGTGCTTGGAAATGCATCGAATGAAGATTTATATGCCCAACCATTAAAGAGAGCTCCTGCAGAGTCTGCTCCAGGACATATACTTACTTTTAAACTGTTCCCTAGTTCCCCAGGATATCTACCAATAAAAGTATATCCTTTAGTTCCTAGTGATGATAGGTTTGCATCAAATGCAACCTTATTATTAATCGTGTCACCGCCATCTGCAGAATCAGAAGCAGTGTTAAAAATAGATCCCCATGCATTAACTGCATCGGAAGTTGCTTCACGAACAACTTGAAGATTATTACCATATTTCAGATAATAAGCAGCCGTATGGAAATCTATTGTATTATAGGAGTCTGGATTGGCAAATGTATCAACGAGTTCTGTTTCGGTAGATACTTGCACTCTTTGCCCTACTGGACCCCATCTAAAGTTTCCTACGAACGCACCAGTTGTACTCTGAACTCCAGGTACAGAACTAGTGAGGTCAATTTCCTTGACTACAACCGCAGGAGATTCGGAAGGAGTTGAAAGTGCCATTGTGTTTTCCTTATTTTCGGTTACTAATTATATGTTCTCATAATGCGGTTATATTCAATTTACATATATTTATAACTTTGCCAAATTTCATCTGCTTCTCGCTCATTTTGTGAATTTTCTGGTAAAAGGTTACAATTTTGACAAGTTGGAAACGTTCTTATACCATTTAGCAGATTTTGCCTTACATAATTTAGATCTTCTGATAGCCATATCGAAGAAAATGTTTTTTCATATATACTTCCGAATGATATTTCTTTAGACCAATCTTCACAACAAATATATACATTACCATCCCAATCGACAATAGATTTGAGCGCTGGTTGATAACAAGGTTTCTTTATATTATTCGCAAACCACAAATAACCAGCACGATTAGATAAATCTGTTGGTCCAGTTGTAATTCTTTTATATGTTTTTAAATCTTTTAATATTTCATTCATCTTATCCACATCATTTTGACCATCATAACAATCAATCTTTATAGACAACAGACCCCAACTATCTATTTCTTCTGACGTAAATTTGCCATTTAATATTCTATCACCACTTGTAATCAGTCTTGTAGATATACCTTTTGATGTAAATTGTTTTATAATACTACCAATATTTGGATGTAATAATGGTTCGCCATATCCTGATACACTGATAACACCATCCCATTTATAGTATGCCAATTCTTTAGCCAGTATCTCAGCTAAATGTACTTTCATATAATTCTTTTTATTTGGAAATCCCATTGAGTGGGGGCAAAACTCACAGGTACGATTACATAAGTCGGTTGGACTTATGACTATTGAAACTAATCCTAATAGCTCTGGAATCCTAGAAGGAGTAAAAAGTCCATGTTCTAAAGTCAAAATTCATCCCTATATTTGTCACCCCATTCTGGGTTGTATGTTTGATACCACTCATCACGTCTATCTTGTTCTTCAACAAAATCAACACCATCATCGTGAAAACCAAATGGAACGACATCATCATCTATTTGTTTCATTCTATCATCAAATAACATTTCTTTTAAATTAATATTAGATATATCCTGAAATGCTTCGGTATATACGAAATATCCAAACATCACAAGATTCATAACTAAATCATCATGGTTTCCTGGAGTTGCTTCGTAAGATTGTCCCCTTGCTTCAAATGTAGATATTTCCATAATAGTTTCTTGGTCTACTATGTCAAGTTTGTCATTTTCTATTAAATCTTTAAATGAACTACAACCAATTCTTTTAGTTTTCCTAGTCATTTCAACACCAATCTTATCTGCTTTGATTGCAGATTCTAGATACATGTTTTCGTATTCAAACTCGTGATATAAACCATTACATACGATACTGCCTTGGTCGTTTGCTTCTATAACAACATAAGCATTATTATAGACTTTCGCAAACTTATATATAATGTTAGGGTAGAGTATCGGAGAAATAACATTGTTGCGATACACAGCCACTTGCCTAAACGGCGAAGTAGATATATCGATTATTGTAAAAGTAGAATAATCCTGTCCTCTACCTTTTGCTACGTCAACAGTCATGATGTACGCATGGTCTTTTACAGTCTTTTCGTAGACTAGAAGTTTTCCTCCTTCTAGTGCTTCTATTGGATTTTTTGCCTTTAATTTCATTAATGTTTCAGCATTAATTAATGTATCACCTGTACCGAAAAACGTATTACCGAACTCTTGGTCGAACTGTAGTTGTGATGTATTAGCTATTGTTTGAACTTTCCAATCATCATCTCTTCCTGGAACATCCCACCAATCAACTCTAAATGATTTAAATTCATTAACACCTTGTTCAGCTCCTTGCCATATATTATAAAATATATTACCAACACCATTCGCTGTTGATGTAACAATAATCTTAGTATTTGTTCCAGCTGATACCACAGGATAAGTTGATGTATAAAACTCAGCGGCGTGTTCTACGAATGCGAACTCGTCAAGATATAGTAAGTTAACAGACATACCACGAATAGAACTTCCTGATGTAGCAGCCGCAACTATTCTTGAATTGTTTGAAAACTCAATTGAGCCTTTGTTTAGAGCTTTACATCCAGGTTGTAAAAAGAATGGTAAATTTTCAAGCATTAAAGTTATACGACCTAACATCTCCCTCGCCGTAGCTCCTTTATTTGCCATTATAGCGATGGTTTTTTCTGGGTTAAATAAAGCAAACCATAATAGAAAAGCACAAGCAGAAATAGACTTCCCTGACTGTCTACATGCTAATACGATATTAAATCGTTCTTCTCGAAACTGTTTAAACATCTTCCTTTGATATGGATACAATTCAAAAGGAATTAGTCCTTTATCAAGTGAAATAATTTTAATATATTTTTCGGTAAAGTACGAAGGATCCTTCATACATTTGGCATATTCTTTTAACTGCTCTTGAGTCCAGTCTTGGACAACACCATCTCTTTTTACGAGTGGATTACCAAGATAATATTCATTCTGCATTGTTCTCGTTAGTAACATCAATCACTTGCTCATCATCTCTTAATAGTTTTTGTAAGTCAGCTGTAGTACCAACAAATAAATTATTAGTGGTGTTACCTACCTGTTTTTGTTCTTCTTTTTTATCTAAATCTTTTTTCTTCTTATTCAGTTCCATCAGTTTGTCATTGACATCTGCCATATTCTTAATAAGATTAGACAATACTTCGTATGCTCGTGGGTGTTCTGAGGATCTAGCAACTTCCATCATATCCATTAAAGACTCTTTGCCTTTTTCTAGAAGTTCGTAATATGTTGCTCGGGAGTATTCAAAATCATCGTTTATATTCTTATCATCACTCATGCACTATCACCTATTAATTCTATTAATGTCGTAAACCCAAAGTCACTATCAGCAGTTCCTATTACAGTAAGTGGATCTGGTGTAATAGTAATCCTTGATGTTTGTATATCACTATCAGATAAACCAACTTTTATTTGCGATAAATCTGTAATTGATTTACGAATAACATCACTTGTATTTATTGGTCCATAGAAGTTTACTTTCATTGTAAAGTCCATAGTATAAACTATTGTTCTTCTTGATGCCAAATCTCCTTCAAAATCATCGCTAAAACTAACTCCAGTTATTGTTATAGGAATATCTTCTTTTAAATCAGGATAATCAGTTGGAAATGGTTTTATAGTTAAAGCATATTGAGGATTAAAATATGGAAGTATTTGCTCAACTATTTGTAAAGCATCATCTTGTGCTTTAGCATACACATTTAATTGAAAGTTTATATCATATGGAACTGGTGTAAAATATTTTCTTCTATTTTCTTTTGCTGTACCAATACTATTGAATGTACTAATCTTTGTTAATTGTCTAGTCAAGTCATAGTTGAAACTTGTAATCTCAAATGACATCCTCGGTAATTTAATTGCTACTTGTGAATTAGCTGAAAGGTCAGCTTGTTCTCTAATTCTTTCAAGATACTTTTGTTTAGGAGCATAAGATAATGGAACTTTAACTTGACTAATAACTTGTCCTGAAGAATTACTTCTTATAACATATATGTTGTTAAATATACGACCAAATATCGCAACTGAATTTTTTATTTTCTGATGATAAAAATGAGTACCGAACATTATTGATTCTCCGCATCACCGAATGGATTATTTTCACTGAAGTCTAAGAAGTTTACAGAACCAGTACTAAAGAAATCATTTTGTTCATTAGATGATATTTGATTTTCTTCAGCAACAACACTTACAGTAAAATCAGAATCAGCTCTTAATGATCCAGTAATACTTACATTATAAGTTGGTAAGAACGTATGATATTTACCATCGTTCGCGCCCGCATGTACAACATGTAGTTTATTATCAGAGTCTGACCATTTTTCTATCTCACCAGTCATGATTAAGTTAGTAGCACTATCTAATAACATACTTACAGTATTTCCAGGAACAATAGTATCACTGTTTCTATCTAGTGTAAGTATATAAGAGTATGCGTAATCTTTTTCAATTTGGTCGATAATTTCAATACCAGTGTCAAGATCTTCATCATTGTATTCGAATAAATTAGCACGAAGTTTAAATACAGGTAAGTTTTGTAATTGATAAAATGGTTGTTCGTGTTCTACATGAGATATTTGGAATATCTTATTAGTCATCGGTAAATAAATTAGATCTCCCTCTCGAGGTCTTACTGATACTAATTCTGTATCCCACTTCTTAACAGTTTGTTGCCATCTTCTTCTTGATACTACAAATGTTGCTTCATCACGAATCTCTACACCAAATCTTGTAAATAGATCTCCTCCTCCATCGAATCCTTCAGTATTTTCGATGTACATTTCTATAACATGTGCGGAATTAAACGATGAGACAACATCGTCACCTAGTATAGTATCTTCATTTACTATATCTCTTGGAAGATAATAAACATCTTGACCATAAATTTTTAATGATTCGATGACTATATCTTCATATAAATTCTGTTCAGACCTCACAGCACTTGTGAAGTACATGTTTCTAGCCATGCTCTATCCTACAAAAAAGTCTATTGGTTCTTCATGGTCAAGTCGTAATCGTTCTCTTAATCTCTCTAAATCTGTACTTGCATCATCATATAGTTGTCTCCCATTTAGTGTTACTCCACCTGGAAGTGTCATTCCTTCGAACTTAATTAAATTTTGCCCCCATTGTTGTTTGAATAATGCAGTTGTATATTCTTTCAACCACATATCGTTCCAAACTTTACTAAAAGAAGCCGGATCTATAATTTTATATGCTTCGTATACAATATAGTCACCAGCTTTTAAATCACCATCAGCAAATTCACCAAATATATAAAGTCTATCTTGTTTTCTTGCATATTCAACTTGAGGTGTGCCATTTAATTTCATATCTAATAACGATAGATATTGTTGCATTTGTTCATAGTATGCCAAGTCGCCGATGTAATTATGCATATCGGCTATGTCATTTAACATCATTTGATATTTAATATCAAAGAAGTTTATACTTGAACCGAATGTTGCATCAATCGCAAACATTCTTGAAATAAATAAAATACTTGAATCAACAGATACATACTTATTAGTAACATCATCTGCAGTTACTTGATAACTAACATATGTTCTATATGTTGCTTCGGAATGATATTCTTGAAATATTTGTAATGCTTCATCGACCCTATCTTCTATTTGGTCTTCATCAATATTAATTTCAATTACAGGATCGCCAAGTCTCCTTTTGCAATAGTCTATTAATGTATCTCTTGTTGTTGGATTAGCCATAAATATTACTCCAATATTACCTTACTATTTATATGTTTAAGTAACTGTAATACCTAAATAATGAGTTTGATTTGTTACTGCAGTTCCAGCTGGATGTGTCTGTGCTCTATAATCATCAGAGCCACCGAATAAGATGCCAGTGCTGGTACTATTCAAATATGTATCAGTCATTGATGAGCCTCTCTGAGCATTACCGGAACTATATTGATAAGTAATTTTTCCGCCAACTCCATGTGAAGCAGTCCATCTAACCATTTGGGATAGTATTGTATTAAATCCTGCACTATCATCTGTGTAAATATCGCCGGTTGAATCATAAACAAAAGATGGAAGGTCAAAGTCTTTTTGGTTAGTTGAATCAAAATTTTTCAAATACAGATAATATTCTTGAATAGTGGTAGGTTGGTCTTGTGTTTGGCCGGTAGCAGAAGCAGTACCAATATTTCTAGTATCAATGAATATTGAATTCGCATCAACAATTGTACTTCCTGTAAAAGAAGTTGCGGTTTGAATGTGGTATATACCACCAAAACTATCTTCTGTCGTATCAGTAGTTCTATATGTTCGTAAAGCAGGTACGCAAAATGTGTCAATAAAATCAGAATCAGTCATCGCCACAAGGTCGTTACTAGCATCACGATACATAGGAAATTTAATATTATTTGAATCAACAGCTAAAGAAAGTGCTGTTCTGTTTTGGTTTATACGAGAAAAAGAAACTGTTGCACCAAAAGGATTGTTAATACTACTATATGCAGACGACGAAGTGCTTGTAGGATAGGTGGTTATGTTGGTATATGTTGTAGTAGAAATTTTTCTGTTATCAGTAATCGAACCAATATTTCCACCACTAGCCACATAAGAAAGAGTAACAGAAGGATCTAAAGAATAAAGATATTTTGCATAGTTGTAGACTTTCTCTAATTGATCAGAAGTCATATCTACTATGTCTGTTCCATCAAAGTAGACTGGTGTTCTAGTTGCCATAATATATACTCCTAACTAGCAGAACCAATTACAGTTTTTAGCGTACTCCCTGCAGAGTTTTTAATAAGTAGTGTTGATGATGTTGCAAAGTTTCCAGAATACAACCCTGTCAAATAATATCCAGAACCACTAAAGAATGGTGCAACAGCAATACCATTAGCACTATCTTCTTGTGAAACTAAAATTCCTGATGTTGGTAGTTTAACACTTGTTGTACCTGTTGTAGTAAATGTAGACGCATGTCCACCAGTTAATGTTAAGTTTCCTGCTAAACTAAGTGTTCTATTTGCGTTTTGCACATCAAGTGTAAGTGTTCTATCTGCAGTTAGTGTATCACCGCTTGTTGATGTAATTCTTGTTTCAAAGGAAGTTGCGACTGTATCTCTCAAACCAAATGTACTAATATCAGTTATAGACCCAGGCCCTGTAATAGTAGGTCCTGTAATTGTTGGTGATGTTAGAGTTTTGTTCGTAAGAGTTTCAGTTCCAGCAAGTGTAGTAAAACTGCCATCAGTTAACGAGTTGTTAAACTGACCAGTAGTACCTTGTAGAGTATTTGTATTTAAGTTTATCGTTTTATTTGATAGAGTTTGTGCTAAACTTAAATAAGCAATAACGGCAGAGTCTGCTCTTATTTCTTGATTTGTTGCGTGTCCTATTCCACCAACAACTTCTATCCCTCCTCCAGCGATACCTCTTATAGTTTTTATATAATCACCAGATGTACCAGAGTCTAACTTAACGGTTTCAGACTGAACAATCGCACGAACTGTTGCCGAGTCTGCTTGGTCGGAGAATGATGTTCCTAGAAAGGTACTTAGTTTTACTACCATCTATTTTTCTTTCTTTATGCTTGTGCTTCCATCCATCTCAACATAATTCCCATTCTTGCTTCATCATCAGTTGTTCTACCATTAATACATAGAATATCTGACCCATCTGGGAATTTATAATCACCTCCTAATGGAGCACCTGTTAATTCTTTTAGTCTTGTTAAATCGAGTGTATCTGATGTTGAACCTTCAGCGGCACATGGGAACACAGAACCAAATATCTGTTCTCCAGGTTCAGCAGGATAATCTGCCCTAACTGATGGCGAACTTGAATCTGTTGATACGAACCATAAAGAACCTCTTTCAGCGGCCTGTGCAAAACTTGGTAGACCTCCTTCATCTTCACCAGTTAATGGATGCCATGTTGCACTATCATAATTTTTAGGATTTAATATACCTTCAACAACTAGTGCAGAGTTAGTTGTACCATTTGTACCAACAACTGTTAGTCCTGAAAGTAGTAATTGAGACCTATTCAACAAGTTCTTAGCACCAAGTCTTCCAACTTGACCATTATCAACTGATGGTGAAAGACGAAGTCCAAAGTATGTTCTTTCTCTTTGGAATACATTTCTTTGGCCAGTTGGTGTAATCTGATAGTTGAACATATATCCTCTATCTTCAGTAAATCCACCATCCATCATCAGAGCAGAACCCCAATGGGTTAGAGTTGGTGAACAAGTGTTAGATATTTCAATAATACCAGTATTTGAACTGTGTTGTGCAACTGGTCCACCAGATAAAGAATTTGTTGTACCTTGTTGATACTGACTGAATGTTGCACCTCTTGTACACCCAGTAAAGTTACCAGGTCCATCAGTTGCAGAACGACCTGTATATGTGATAATTTCGTTGTCAATCATCAATGTACCAGTATCTGTAAATTCTAGTAAGTCTTTAACAGGTATGTCTGAATCAGCACTATCAATTGTAGCAGTTAGATATGTTAATGGTGCGTCATTTTCAATTGAATATCGTACAGGTAAGTTACCAGACCTCATATATGCTTCATCATTTATGTTGTTGTTTTTCATTCTATGTACATAATTCCATTTACCATCAGAACCACGAATCATAAAGTGAATAAAACCAGCACCATACCATGAATATTCAATACCAATCATCTGCATTTTGTTGATATCGAAATTGTAACCAGATGAACCAGTACCATCAACTTTATCTAAATTCCATTTAGATTGTGGTACTCTTTTTTCTTTAATCTTTTGGGCACGAACACCAGATGCAGTAATACCACGATAGTCAGGTGAAACAAATAATGATGTGTTACTAACAACTTGTGTTACAAAGTGAGTCATACCTCTGATAACAATTCTTTCACCTGCTTTTAATTGTTCTGTGAATCGTGTATTTGTACCAGTTATGGACTGACTGTCTTTTGTAACAGATATAGTACCAGTAACATTTTGAACAGAAGACCTTTGAACACAGAACATTTGGTTTCCGTCAAACTCAAAGAACACACCGTTTTGGTCATCAAACAATCCTGCCCTAACAGCAGAACCAATCCATGCTTTCACATAGATACTAGATACTTCTTCAAGAGCGGCAGTTGTATCACCAAGTGTAGTAGTTGCCAAAACTGTAAATGTATAGTCGTCAACAATACTATTAACAGAATATGTTCCTTCATATCCTGATGTAGTGATACCATATAATTGTATAGATGCTCCTACTTGTAATCCATGGTCTATGTCGTCTGTTTTTACTGTAATTGTAGAACCACTCGCTGTACCAGATGCACTTACACTTTGTATATCGTACTTAGGTGCAAATAGTGTACCTGATGACCATAAGAAACCTTTACCAGATTGATATCTGAAATATCTTTTAGTCTGACGAACAACAGAGGCCGCATATGTTGGTGTTTTAGTAGATAGGATAACACCACCATCAAATGGTCTATGAATAATTGTTGCGTTAGATAATGCGTAGAATGTTGCAGAACCAGGCGATGTAACACTAGCACCACTTCTTGCAGTATATGTAAGTGAACTCAATGTAGGTGTTGATTTGATAAAGAATGGTCCAGATGCGTATTCTTTGTTTGTACCAGTTCCTACATCAACGTGTATATTTGTGCCTGGAATAAGTCCATGTGGACTAGCAAAAGTAACAGTAATAATTGATGGGTCTGCACCATTTGATGCGATACTTGAAACAGGTATACTCGCACCATCGTATAATTTACCTTTTTTAACAAGTGTTTCTTCAGTTCTTAATGAATCACCATCTGAAGCACCAACTGTACCACGAGCAAAATATGTTATAGTAGTAGTGTTAGGAACAGAAAATATAATCCAGTTACCATCTGCTCTTGAGAATCCATTAATACCAGAATCTAATCCTGTTACATTTATTACATCACCTACTGCAAGTGCATGTACAGTAGTAAATGTAACTGTAATTAAAGAGTTAGTCGTACTAGTTGTTTGATAGTCTGTTACAATTGTAGCAGGTGTTAAATCAACTCCAGGCAATTCGTATGTTGATGGATATCCTTTAACAGTACCATAACCTGCCCATTTTGTAGGTTGTAATCCGTATTCAAAGTCAGCATCAATCATCGCCTGTGGATTTGATACTCTCATTCTTTCGATTGCGTCTGTACCAAAATCCCATGGTCTAATTTTCTGACCGTAATCTTGTGTATCTTCTGTATAAATTTGAAGTTGGTCATTCGCACTCATAGAAGATGAATTATACTGTAATGTAATTGTAGTATAACCATCATCTGCTTGAAGTATAGTAGGGAAATTTGTTGCATCATTATCAGCAGTAAACGTTGCAGTCGTACCAGCAAATGTAGTATCTGCAAAGTTATACATAATGATGTTATCTGTTACGTTTGTTATTAATAAAATTTTGTCGAGAGTATATCTTCCAGGGATCTTGATAGTTCCAACTCCAGCAGCCCCAGGAGTGAATACATAATCTCTTTGTAGTTGTTTTGCCATTAGTTTTTTATCCTATCTTTATTATCCCAATGCGATTGAGTATGCTATTGCTTGTGCTGGTGATGCGAAACTTGCAACTTCAGCACTATCACCTTTAGGTCCTTGAGCACCTCTCTGACCAATAGATGAATATACTTGCCATGAACTATTTATATAGATAAACTCAACTATGGATTGTCCTAAATCCAATTCAAAATTATCCGAATATCCTTCAATTGTTGAACCATTTCTATTAACGATAACTGAGTTATCAGTTGCCCAGTTTGATACGTCAATCAATCTTACATAATCACCAGTTGTTGGTGAAGCAGGAAGTGTTACAGTAACAGGTCCGTCTGTAGTACTAACTGCGTATCTACCAGCATTTACGGCAGTAAATGATGAATCTTGTTGTGTATAGTTTGATGAGAATACAGCAAAGTCAGAGTCAAATCCTAAATATGAACCTCTCAATGCTTTAAAGTTCCATGTTCCTAATTCAAATGATGGTGCTGCTCTATTGATTGTCTGTGCGGCAGGATTTGAATCTAAATCATCTTGAATTAAATTATTAAATGTATACCACTCACCATTTGTAGCATCTCTGAAGAAACCTGCTCTTCTTATAGTTACACCAGCATCTTGTGAATATCTACCAACTACACCAATATCAAATATATCTTGTACACTTGAGTCTGCGAGTTTAATTAACGCATTTGTTACACGCAAGTCATTATTTGATGCAACATTATAACCACCAGAAACGTTTAAGTCTCCACCAATTGTAACTGTACCAGGAATTGTTAGACCACCAAACTCAACAGAGTCAGCAGTTCCAACTGATTGTCCTATTGATATAGCACCTGTACCAGAATTGTAAGTAACTCCAGTACCACCAGAGAAGTGTGCCCTTACTTCTGATGGACTAGGTCCTGTGTAAGTAAATACACCAGTTCCATCATTGTATGTGAAACTACCATCACCACCAGCATCATTTGCCGATACACCAGTTCGTACGGCAGAATCTGCTCTTGCGTCTGTATAATACTTGTTTGTGCCTTCTGCAATATCAGTTGTTACTATGTTTGCACTTACATATGAATCAACTCTTGCATCTGTATAATACTTGTTTGTACCTTCTGAAAGGTCTGTTGTTGACCTTGATGATAATGCAGAGGCCTGTAAGTTACCAGAAATAGTACCTGCGGCCTGAACGTTTCCAGATGCGATAAAGTCTTGGGCACGAATATTCTTATCTGCGGCGATACCACCAGCGACAATAAATGCACCAGATGTTTTGTTTGTTGCTTCTACTGTACTTGTAACTCTTGTGATACCAGTTGAACCAATTGTTAATAAGTCTGTACCACCATTTAAATCAAATGGTGCAGTACCAACATTATTTTTGACTGTAAATGTACCAGTTGTGTCTGATAATCCTATTACAAATTCATTACTTGCAGTTGTTCCTCTTACACCAATTACATGGTCTATTTGATTTTTAACACCAATGGCAACACCTGCAGTATATGATGAATCTTCTGATACAACATTTAATATTGACTGACTTGCATCACCTTTTGTTTGGTCGTTGTTTATTGATAAACCACCACCAGTTTGTCCATATATGTTTGTTGTATTGACTGATACTGAATTAAATGCGACATTACTATTTGTAGCAACTGCTTGTCCAATTGAGATTGCACCTGTACCAGAGTTATAAGTTACTCCAGTTGAACCAGATAAATGAGCCCTTACTTCAGAAGCACTTGGTCCTGTATATGTGAATACACCTGTGTTTGAGTCGTATGATAATGAACCATCACCACCTATATCTGAAACTTGTAGAGCATTTCTTGCCCTATTCATTATATCAGCTGAATCTCTTAATCTTGTTACTACTGTACCACCAGTTGATAAGTTAATTGTATAATCACCTGTTGTTGAATCAAATGTAGAACTTTCAACACCAGCAACTGCAACTGTTGAGATACTATCAACCAAACCAAAATCATTAACTGTTACAATTGGAACAGCAGAAGAAGAACCAAATGTTCCTGATGTTCCTGGCATTTTTGTATGAATCATTTGTGCAAATGAACCACCATCTGCAGTTGATATTGTATAGTTGTAATTCGCACTATCAAAACTAACACTTGATACGCCGGCTACTGCAATTTCTTTTACGGAATCAATTTGTCCTTGAGCATTAATACTAATTTGAGGTATTTGTGTTGCAGAGCCATAATCACCTTCCACAACACCAGTAGAATCTATGTTTATTCTATTAGTACCTGAATCATAAGATAATCCTATACCACCATTAATCGCTTCATCTAAATCACTATCAAAGTTTGATTTTGTATATACTGTTTCAACATCAAAACTAAATTCACCAGTTGATGAGTTATATGATAAGTCGCCAGCAGCAGATACAGCCGCTCTAACTCTAGCATCAGTATAGTATAAATTAGTTGATCCTTCAGCTAAACTATCAGTTGTGTTTGCACCTAAGTCAACTGCTTGTTGTGTACCAGCAGAATCTGTAACTTTAAGTGTTCCTCCCTCATCTTTAAGAATTATACCACCTAAGAAGATTGTACCACCACTTAAATGCAATTCTCTCCATTTTTTAGTCGGAGACCCTAAATCGTATGTACTATCAAGATTAGGAACTAAACTTCCATCTATTGTTTGAATAGCAACTCCAAAATCTGAATCGAAGTTTGCTTCTGTATAGATTTGTTCTACATCAATACTGAAAACACCGGTGGTCGAATCATATGTCAAATCCCCTTGACCAGAGAAGTGAGATCTTACTTCTGAAGCTGATGGACCTGTATAAGTGAATACTCCTGTACCAGTATTATATGAAAGACTTCCATCTCCACCAACATCAGTTACAGAGAATATATTTTTTGCGTCTGTTGAATCTAATAGATCTGTTTCGCTTATTCTTAAATCAAAGTCTGAATCGAAGTTTGATTTTGTATAAACATCTTCAACATCAAAACTGAATACACCAGTAGTTGAGTTATAACTTAAATCACCAGATGAACTAATCGCATTTCTAATTTCTGATATTCTGTCATCTGAATCATGTAATGTTGTTAAGAAACTATTTCCGTCTGCAGTATTAATTGTTAATACACCAGTTGCAGAATCATATGTAGTTGATGATACTCCTGCGACTGATACAAGTCCTGCAGAGTCTACTTGCCCTTCGGCACTAATTGTTAAGACTGGTATTTGTGTCGCAGAACCATATGTTCCTGCAGTAACACCAGTTGCTGTTATACTGAATCTACCAGTAGCAGAATCATATGTTAAATCACTACTTGATGCAAATCGTGAGTGAACTTCATCGCCAAATACTTTAGGGACATATTGTCCACTTGCTTCATATGTTGTGAATGATGAATCCCAAAGTAAGAAATGGTCGCCATATTTAAAGTTGTTTAAATTATCTTGAACATCATTAAGGTCTTTCATTTCTGAAACGACAACACCACCACCTGCTGCACCAGCAAATGCAAATGATAAGTTACCTGAAGCATCAGTAACAATTGCCATACCTGCTTGGGTACCATCAGTTGCAGGGAATGAATATGCAGTAGTTCTTAAACGACCCACTGTTGAACTATCGGCAATTATTTGACCATTGATATGAAGTGTTTGTCCTGAAAATGTATTAATATAAATGTTGTTTGAATCACCCTCAATAGATGAAACTTTTAGAGCAGAATCTATTGCAACTGTATATTTGTCATTTGCAGAATCCCATGTGAATGCCAAACCATCTTGACCTGCCAATGTTGTTGTTACATATTTTGAAGTACCTGAATCATATACTAATATATCACCATTTTGTTTACCAGTAGTATTAACACCAACTAAATTATTAATGTCCCAACTACCTGTAACTCTTTTACTCGGTATTCCTACTGTGATGTTTTTTACGATTGTCATTTCTTAATCCTATTTGGTTACACTTGGCATTACTTGGACTCTACCTTCTAGAATTCTTTCAACAATCGTATTGCCATCACTATCAATAAAGTGTAATTCAACATCATAAACGTGTCTTCCAGTCTTAAGAGTATCTGTTTGTGTGCTTGTAAGTGAGAGAGTAACGCCACCATCTGTAGCAGGTGTATTAATCACGGCAGTAAAGTTAGTGAAATCTTCACTATTATAATTCTTCTTTAATTTGGCGTATACGGTATGGTTGGTAAGGTCTTTTTTGGCACCTGTTTCATCAAAACAGTCCATAGTTATAGCAACATCAGTACCTTGATCGATACTTATTTCTTCGTATTGTGCCATGAAATGCCTTTCTTTGATTTCTTTGTCGGACCCGCTAACGACCCCCTGCACTTATATGATATTATTTATATAAATTTGATTTTTTGAAGTAATTCCATTTTGCTTCTTGGACAATAACAAAATTGCTGAGGACCAGCATAGACTATATCTTTATTTATATTATATTGAATAGTTCTTGCGTGAAAAGGTGTTTCTCTTAGATTTATTTGATGTTTTATATCTTCTTCAGGATCCCAATATCCTTTGTTGTAAGTATCAAATTTTAGTAAACCATATACAACAGTCGGAACATTCATCATACCAGCAAGATGCCAAGTCGCACCATCATAAGTATAATGTTGTTTACCATGTTGTAATAATTTAACTATCTCTTCAACCGACATAGTGTAATCGACATATTTTACTTTATATGGAGATAATTTTTCAATGTTTTTTATTAATTCATATTGAGCAGATGATCTACTTTTTCTTTTTTCTTCAGTAATTGATTCAAATTTTTGTACAGTTATATAATCACCATCGCCAACCCATTGTTGTTTTAAAGGCCAAATAGCTGTCTTATCTTGAGTCGGCATATTCATAAGTTGAGGATAAAATGAATCATAAAAGTAAAATGATATAATAATTCCAGGTTTTGGTGAAATCATATTTTCCAAAATCCAAGTCATTGCTTCATAATATGTTTCTTTGTTCTTAGATTTCTTCTTAGAATCAACTATGGGTAAAAGCATAGCATATCTAGTTGACTCTTGAATAACTTTTTCTTGATGGAGCACGTGCGTGTTCGCGAACGCAAGAGAAAATACGCATCGTATATCATTAAATGAATATACAGCGAATCTATCCCAACGAACTGTAGGATGTATTCCTATCTCTGCTATTGAACCATCATTATCACAACCGATGTAAAATGTCTCAGCTAATTTCATATCGTTTGCCATTTACTACAAAATCACTTTGACATTTTAAATAAGATAATAATTCTGATTCCATCGATACATGTTTTAAATACTTTTGAGGATGTTGAATAACTGAAGTACCATCGTATTGACATAACCTTCCTACATCATTACATACTCCTAAATTCCACCAACCCCATTCTATAGTTTCAGTTTTATATTTTGAATCATCATATTGATCGTAATAACTTGTGGGTACTTTGGGCATGTATTCATTGTATAATCCAACTGTTGGGCAACTAATCATTCCTGCTGTATAGTAAGTTCCACCTGAATAAGAAAAGTGTAAATTAGAATATTTTAATAGAGTAAAAATCTCTTCTTCCGACATAGTGTAGTTTATTCTTTTTACAGGAAGGACCGCATACTCATCTATATTTTTTATTATTTTAGTTGTTCTATGAAAATCTTTATTAAGTTGTTTGTTTAAAGAAACATTTCCTTCAGTATCTTGTATTGTGAAGTATCCTCCGCCACCTTTCCATTGCCATTCTTTCTTTAATGGCCAAATAGTTGATGCCGACCATCTATCTTCAACATAAGGAACTGTAATTTTATGCGAATAAATTGAAATTATTAATCCATTAATAGTTGGTTGAATATTATTGATAAACCAATCCAACATATCAATCCCTGTAGACTTATTTTCTTTTTTTGCTTTTTCGTTTATTATTTTTTTATCAACAAGTATACAAATCTTTCTAGGTTCATTTAATCCTTCTTGTTGCATCAACTGTGCTTTCCAAAACGAATAACACATTGCACTCATAAATGTGCAATGAGGCCAAAGAGTGTATACATCAAATCTTATTGTATCGTTTTGTTCTGTTGCTACTTCGCCGTTATCTTCACAGTTGAGATAATATGTTTTAACTAATGACATAGTTTTTATATTCGTCGTTTTCAATTACAGTTGGATCTATTAAAAAATAATTGTAAGTATATCTAGTATCTATTGATTCATAGTAATGCCAAGTCAAATCTGTTATACCACAAAATATCATAAGTCTATTAGGAATCCAATCTACATGTACTCTTTCTGTTTTTTCACCTCTCCTATCTAGAAGAGTTGTCCCTATGTTTTCCTCAGGAGAAAGATATATTATAGCTGACATAAGTTTAAAAGGAGCTTCGTCATGAACAGGATGCATAAATCTAGCTGGTGTGATAGCATAATGAATCAGTTTTTTATATTCACTGTATTCTCTTGTTTCTTTAAATTCTTTAAAGAAGTCAGCTATTTGAGGAGTAGGATCGTGGTCAAACCATTCTCTATATACTTTATTCTTTGGCGGTTCTTTACCGACTATACCGTCGCATAATTTATTAAAAGTCTTTTTATCTAAAAAATCATCTATAACTATATGTTGCCACATTAACAATACTCCATTATCATTTTTCTCAATACATTATAATCTTCATTATTTTCTACATTACCAATATTGGCTTTAGTATATTCTTGTTTGCCTTGATATATAGTTTCACCATTTCCGATAGTTATCCTACCAGCATGCTGATTATATGGACCTCTTCCCCATGGTGTGCTCAAAACTTTTTCTTTTAGTTTTAATCCTATATTATTCGTTTCTAAATAATCATTTGTTTTACTATAAACAGATTCGCCGAAACAAACTGTAGGAGTATTTAGACCAGCCGCTAAAAAGTAAGCACCACTATGAGGAGTTAAAAACATCTTACAGTTTAATAATAAATAAAATACTTTTTGTATAGAAGTAGAATAATCTATAACTTCGTAAGGAATATTTACTGAATCTAATTCTCTTTTAATATTATCAACACTTATAGTTCCTTTTTTCCAATCTAGATGATGTTTTTTATTATTCTTTACATCTTTTATATCCTGTATAACCACGAAGTCTTGTGTTCTAATATTTTCCCATCTATTTTTAAACGACCATATAGTATCTAATGTAAATGGAGTTATAAATTTTTGATTCTCTTCAGCCAGATATATAGAAATAATTATTCCTTTTTTGGGAGGAACTAAATTTTTAAGTATAAATCTTATTCTTTCTATATTAGTTTCAGGATCTTCCTCTTTAAACTTTTCTATTCTTGGTAATACAATAGAAGCACAATATGGCTTTTCTAATATACCACTTTCTTGAAGTCTAAATGCTTTAGCGAATAAAGAACCGAACAAACCAGCAAACAGTGCATATCCGTGACAGTTTCTAGTATCAAATCTTATAACTTCAGAATTATGTAATTCTGGTACATGTCCTCGTCTACAATTAATATAAATTGTGTTAATGTATTCCATTTAAAATACTATTCCTTAATACTTGTATATCCCTTAATGTTTCAACTTTTCCTATATTTAAAGTTGTTGACTGTGGTCTGTTATGTAAACCATTTTCTTCATCAAAGTGAACTATCTTACCATGATGTAAGCACCATTCACCCCAAGCTGTGGTAAGTGTAGGAACGAGCTCTTTACTTCCTTGATGTTTCCTATCAATATAATTATCTGTTATCGTTAATCTATTATCAGAAAATCCTAAACAAGGAGTTCCTAATCCACCAGCGATATAATAAGCACATCCAGGATATGAGATAAGTAATTTTGTTCTTCTTAATATATCAAACAATTCATCTATTGGCGTGGTATAGTCAACTGTTTTATAATTTATTGCTAATCCTTCTAACTCTTTAACTATTTTATAGTAGATTTCTTTTGAGTTAGGATAAAGAACGTTGTTTTCTATTTCGTTAACTTTAGCCAGTGTTACAAAATCCTCAGTATTTTTCCAACGATCTTTATAAGGCCAAATAACAAAAGGTCCAAATGGTTTCTGAACTTTCTTTTCTTGCCAATGTTCATAGAATGTAACTGCGATGCCATGTTTCGGTGGAACAAAACTATTCAATATAAATTTTATTCTAGTAAGATTATCTTCGGGATCTTCGTCTTTGAACTTTTCTATCTTAGGAATAACTACAGCTACTTTGTAAGGACGATCTAATATCCCCTCAGACTGAAGTTGATGAGCTGTGTAAAATACTTCGCCAAACATACTAACAAATATACAATAAGCATGATAGTTGTTTTGGTCAAGTCTTATAACATGTGAACTATTTAATTGTGCTATTTCCCAACCACTGTTAGACATCTCACAATTAATACATAATGTATCAATATATCTTATATTCTGAACTCCCTCATATCAAAAAGTCCACCAGTCAATACATTGTATGATGTTTCGAAGTTTGACCATACCATTGCTTCTGGTGTATCGTACAACATATCGCATCCTTTACAATAAGGAATTTCATCAAAGCGATGTTCTCTATGCATCTTTCTTAGATGTTCGTATTCTTTACCATTCCATATTTCTTCAATGGTATTTTCTGATAGATGACCAAGAACTGCTTTACTATCTTGACCAAGTACCATACAACATGGAACGACTGCACCTTTCTTCCCATCATTACCACCAGCTCTAATTATAATATCTGGTGAGAATGGTCTACCACATGAACGTCTTGCGTCTTTTTTCTTTCGCCAAGTAATCTCATCATATACTCCTGACCAATTATGCATTCGCCATATTGATGCTTTAATTTTAGGAACCTTATTAATAAAGTTTTTTTGATATTGTTCTACTTCATAGTCTTGATTATCATTATCTAATATAAGATGATACGAACCTATTGTCGCATCTGAACCTGATTCTTTGATGTAAGCGAGCATATTATTTGCGTTGTCGATAATCATCTCTAGATTATCTTCGGACATCCATTCTTTATACTTTTCACGATTGTAACCCGTAACAGAGAATCTTGCGAAGTGTAAACCAGCATCAACAATATCTTTCATAAACTGTCCTTTCATTAAAGAACCATTTGTAATAAAAGACATTTTAAATCCTCTTTCGTGACCAGCTTCTACGAACTTTGGAAGCTTTTTGTTCATACCCGGCTCGCCAGATCCTTCAAGATATATTTCTTCAACCTCAGAATCTATCAATTGGTCAAGAATATTTAAGTACATTTGATAATTCATAAGCTGTCTGAATGGTCTTTCCCGACCACCATCAAATGAATGTGGGCACATTTGACACTTATAGTTACAAGCACCACATACTTCTATAACAGCTTTTTTAATTGGTAACATTTAAACTCCTTATATATAATATTATAATATAAATTATTCAATTTGTAAATATTTATTATGAAAGAAAAGAACAAATATTGCGCCTACCCATTCAACGAAATTTACAGTGATAATACTTCAAGATATAGACTTTGTTGTTTTGCTACCATAAACAAATCTATAGAAAAGTATGATGCTGTAAACACGTTACCTTTTGACTATTTTATGTCAGATGAAATGGAACAGATTCGTCAGGATATGATGGAAGGAAAACGCATACAAGGATGTGAATATTGTTATAAACTTGAAGATGCTGGTAAACCATCCCCAAGAATAACAAAGTATAATGAAAAGTTTACACATAAATCCGAAGTAGATAAAATAGATTTAAAACTTCGTATTGGCGGATCGCATTGTAATCTTGGTTGTTATATGTGTATCCCTTACAATTCATCCTTTAGACGTATGGAATTGAAACAATCTGGTATTGATAAAGTATGGAATCAAGCAAAGGGATCTAGTTTAAATGAAGACGAGCTTGTTCCAGGGATTGGTTATTCTTTTGATGATAACCCTAGAAATGTAAGTACAAAAAGATTCGATCAGATAGTTGATAATATATTAGAAAACATAGATAAAGTAAACAGTATAAAATTTATTGGTGGCGAGCCAGTTATCATCCCTCGCATGTGGGAAATTATGGATAGGATACCAGACGAAGCCGCAAAGAATATTCATGTAACATTTCAAACGAATCTTACTAAATTAAACTTTGGTAATTATAGTGTATTTGACATTCCAAATAAATTTAAAAGTCTAATGATGAGTGTATCGGCTGACCATTATGGTGAAAAACTAAAATGGATACGATATCCGATTGATGTTGAGGAGTTTGAAAGAAATCTAAAAGACGCAAAAGAATTACTAACAGGAATCGCTTGTTCTGTAAGTTTATTAAATGTCCACGACTTGTTTGCCATAAGAAGATATTATAGAGATAAGTTTGGAATAGAAACATACTTCCATAACATAGTTGTTAACCCGCCAATGTTATCTTGTAAAAATATAAAAGATAAAGATGAATTATTGAAGCAATATCATGGTAAGGACTTTGAAATGGTTAGAGGAGAATTATCTAAAGAGTATGATGAACAAGAACTAAAACAAGGACTTGATTATTGTTTAAGATTATCAAAATATCGTGGCATAGATTTTATGAAAGTATTTGAGGATGTGGCCGCAAAAACATTTTGAAATCTTTGCTGATATATCAACTTATTGTAATGCTGGTTGTCCTCAGTGCGACAGAACTAATCCTAATGGTTTAGGAAAAGCAGATTGGCTCCCTTTAATAAATTGGTCATTAGAAGATTTTAAAAAAGCATATAGACCCAGTACACTAGAAATAATAGATGCTATTCAAATATGTGGTACTTGGGGAGACCCTGTTATGAATAAAGACATATTTAAAATATGTGAATATATTATGGAAGAGACGGAAAAATTTTCTCATAAAACTCATATTATAATTAACACCAATGGTAGTATTCGTGATGAAAGATGGTGGTGGGATTTAGGAGTAATGTGTGGCGATAGATTACAAGTTGTTTTTGGCATCGATGGTAAAGACCAAGAACAACATCAACTATATAGAAAATTTACTGACTTAAATAAAGTGTTAGATAATATGAAGTCGTTTTCTATGACAAAAGCCAAAGCCATTGGACAGACAATAGTGTTTAAACACAATCAAAACGATATAGAAGAAATAAAACAGCTTTGTCTAAACAATGGTGCTAAAAGTCATGTATGTATTTTGTCTGATAGAACGTCTGATTTTAAATATATAAATCCTGATGGGTCTAAATTTATACTAGAGTATCCTGATGAAAAATAAAAACTGTATATCATGTAAGTGGTTAAACTCTAGAAGAGTTGTTGTTAATCCTGATGGCCAAGTCGCACCTTGTTGTTACTTAGCGAATCTTTTCTTCAAAAAAGGATACCCATATAATAAAGAAGAACACAATATATTTAATAAACCTCTTGAAGAAATACTTGGCGAAAGTGAATGGTTAAATAAAAAATTGCCAGAGAGTTGGGATAAAGAACCTTTCGAACAATGTATAGATTATTGTAGTGAAAGTGGTACTAAATTTAAAAAGTTAAAAAGAGTAGTCAATGATTAAGATATTTTGTTTATATTACGAAGGCAAATATAATACAGATTATGTTGCAAACCTTTATAACTCACTAAAGAAACATTGTGATGTTGACTTTGAGTTTGTGTGTTATAGCGATAGTGATGTACTTGCAGATAAAATCATACCTTTAAAGCAAAATGGTATTATAAAAGAGCATTGGTTCAAACTACAATTCTTTGACAAGAACTTTACTGGCGATGGTGATATTATTGTTATGGATATCGACCAATTAATTGTAAGTAATATTACAGAAATGGTTAATTGGCCAGTAGAAGAAAACGAACTTGTTTCGTATAAAAAATGGTGGAATAAAAGTCCTCACACAACTATAAATGGTGGTTGGTATAAATTCAAAGCAGGAAGTCTAGACTTTATATGGAAAAAGTTTCTAATAAATCCTGTCAAGTGGCAAGAACACTACTATAAAAACATGGTAGTGCATTTCAAATTCTTTGGTGAACAAAACTTCGTAGAAGATACATGTAGAGAAGAAGGTGTAAAGATTACACATATGCCAGGAGAATGGGTTGGTAAATGGACTAAAGACTTTGAACGCAATCTCACATATCAAGAACTATACAGAGATAGTTTTAACCAAGAGTTTCAAATTATGGGCGATGAGATAAATCCTAAATTAAAGATTATACACTTCTCAAACCCTGACAATTATATTTTGACTGAACGATATAATTGGGTAAGAGAACATTGGCATGCTTAATATAATATGTGTTTGTACTGGTGATAAGTACCACCCAATCTATATTGACAATTTAAAATATATGATTGATAAGTTTTCTAATATTGAGTATGATACGTTCAATGTAGTAAGTGAAGATAGACACGAGGGTGTATTTAACAAACTACAAATCTTCGAACGATTCACAAAAGATTACAATATATACTTTGACCTAGATGTAATCATTCGTGGTGATTGTAATAAGTTTATATCACAGGCATTATCAGTCATATACGCATGGTGGCGCCCTGCTTACCATACACCTATCAATAGTTCTATTATATCTTGGTATGGTAACAAATCATTTATATACAAGGACTTTATGGAACAACCTGATTACCATATGGTCAAATATCATAAAGGCATAGACCAATATTTACATGAGAATCACGAGTATATTGTTTTTCCTGAAGGAGGAGTTTGTTCCTATCAAACAATACTTGACGAAAGAGAGTATAGTGTATATCTATTTAATCAAAGATACGAATCTATGCAGGCTCCTGGTTGGTATCAGAAGTATCTTCTTCCTGAATTTCAATCCCATTGGCAACATTGTCAAGATGAATATCAATTGCAGCTCTAACAACTTCTAGAGGAGTTTCAGCTCTTCTTAATGCTTTCTTTAGATCTGGGTTTTCATTTTGACGAATATGAGCCATTTCAAACAACTCTAGTTTAATAGAAAATAGATTATTCGATTCAGCTTCCTTTGTATCATCAAAAGGTTTAAATATAGATTCTAAAAAAGTTTTATATGAACGAACATCTGCTAAACCTGAGGTGAATATCAACCCTTCCTCTTTAGCGATTGCCATAACTTGTTCTTCATACGCTTTTCTTTGTTCTCTTATCCAACGATAAGTATTAGCATGAATCGAATCTAAATCTTCACAGTTTTCTAATATCCATACGAATGGAGGAAAGTCGGGGTCGGCAGGTAAAACATGTACATTATAAATTGGATTTTCTTCTTCTTTATTGTAATACAATAATTCTACTGTATCTTTTTCATCATTTGTAAATCTTGCGCTGCCTTTTAAATATTCGCAGTCTCTAGGAAATGCTCTACTCATAATTACTCCTTATAACATCATTTCACTTTTAAATTATTTATATAAATATTATAGAGTTTATTATGAGATTGATTTATAGTTTATACATTGATATTCCTGCCGAAGATTTAGATTATCAGCCACCATATCATGGTGACGACATTCCTAAAACTCAGAGAACAAAACTTCAGTTTATCGACCATTACGATAGACTAAAAGAATCGCATCAACAATACGCAAAAAATATTTCTACTGAATATAAACTCTTTGAATATGATAATACTTATAAAGAATATCATAAGATGTTTAAAGAAAAATATCCTATGATTACAGAGTATTGTATTGTTAACTTTTACAAAGTACATTTATTATATGAATTATCAAAACAATACGATGAGATATTATATCTCGACTTCGATGTAGTTCCTGTTACGAATGAAAACTTTTTTGATGTTTGGGATTTAAATGATGGTGTGGCAATTTATAATAACAATGATGATTATAGTATAAAATATTATTCTCATAGATATTCTACTTCCAATAGAAGTCCTTTAGCAAAATGGTGGAATACTAAAGCAATGTTATTCGATGGTGGTCATAGTATTGTCAATGATGTTTATAATACAGGAATTATAGGAATTAATAAAGAGCATCTAGAACAACTAGATTATTTTGGTAGTTTTGATAAGACGATAGAACTAATGACAGCTGTAAAAAGTGACACATACTATCCGAAAGAGCTCAGAGATATATTCGGTTATGATAACGAAACTATATGGGGATATAAATCTAAGGTAAATAACGTTAGAACTCAATGGTTAAATAAAGAGTGGCATTTCTTTTATGATCCAAAAGAAAATTGGATTCCTAAGAAAAGCAAACTCGTTCATTGCATTAATAAGAGATTTGATGATGTCTGGAAATTCAAGAGTAATCTTTAGTGTTTATCAAGAAGTAAAAGATCATAGTGTTACTTCTTATAAAAAACAACAGTTACATTTATATAAAGAAAAACTGATGAGAAGGCAAAACGAATATGCTAAGTTTTGTCAAGCTGATTATTTTGTATATGAAACTGATGAATTTTTAATTGACGATTATACGACCATACAATTTATGAAAATAAAACAATTTGAAGAACTAGCCAAACAATATGAAGAAGTCTTATATCTAGATCTTGATGTTGTCCCTTTTACATTTGTAGATTTCTTTAAGAAAAATGATTTAAGTAAAATATGTTTCTATAGACAGAATGGTAAAGAGTGGGGATTAGATAGATACTTTAGAAAATGGGAATTATATAATCGTCTTGATTGTTTAGATCATCAGAATGCTTGGGTTAAAGCATGTGCTAAAAATTCTATGCTACACTTAAAAGATAAGTATGATGTTAATGAGATGTTAATTAACACAGGAGTTCTTGGTGGTAATAGCGAAGCAATAGAAAAAATAAAGTTTACTGAAAATTTAAATGATATGATTGAGTTGTTATATGAAGCCAAAGAAGATAATGTATACCCAAGAGAAATTGCTGATAAAATGACTCCAAATAATGAAGTGTTTTTATCTTATCTTATAGAAAAAAATAATATTGAATTTAATGACTTACATCAAAAGTGGAATTTTATAGTAGATGATATAACAAGTAATCTTAATACGAAAAAAATAAATCCAGTTTTTGTTCACGTAATCAATAAAAATTTTGAAAACTACAACAAATGGTTTAATTTATTTTAAGTTCCTCTTTTCTTCATTCGAAGATAAGTTGTTGTTATATTTTGAGGAACGCCACCTGGATATCTTTGGTTTCTATAATCGTCAGAAGTGACCAATCTATTTCCTGTTGTTTCAGCTGAAGTATCTAGTCTAGTATCTGTTATTCCTGTTCCTCTAATGCTACCAGTAGATAAACTATATTCAAATCCTCCGCCATAAGAAGAATGTAATTTCCATCTCATGTATCCTTGTAATAAACTATTCCATTCTGTTAAAGAGTATGCTTGAATATCTCCATCAGTTCTTCTATACATACCAAAAGGTTGTTCAGCAGAATCAGCATCACCATTCGGTCCTTTTTTTCTATGTATGTAAAAATTGGTATGAGTTACAGGATTATCTCTACTGGTGCCAACATTACCAATACCAGCATTAGGATATGAACTTGATCCACCATCAGCAGATCTTGTATCGCTAAAAGCAGGAGTTGGACTTACTAAAACATGATCAACTACTGATTGTGATGTACTTAGAATATGCGTACCACCTTGAAAACTAGTGTCCTCATTACTGTCTAGTAAAAATCTTTCTATTGCTGGTACAATAAATGTATCAGTGAATTCAGTTGGAGTCATTGACTGTAAAGATCCATCTGGATTTCTATATAAAGGTAAAGGATTGACTGGCTGTTGCGCATCTGCACTATCAGCAATGGTTTGTTTCAAATAAAAATTAGCACCAGTTATAACTAATGTTGCACTAGCACTTGCTGAAACATTAAAAGTTGTTGAATTAGTCGCAGAAGTTGTCCTTCTAGTATCAGCTATGGGTCCAAGATTACCAGAGTCAACAGTTGATGGCTCTAATGTCATAAGTGGGTTTTGTGCATATGCAGATATAACTTGATTAATATTAAAATTAATCTCATTAGAGGTCATAATTTGCGGGTCTTTATCGCTACGAAAAAATAAAGGTGTAGGAATTGTAGCCATAATAAAATTACTCCTTATGCACCAGGACTATACAACGTTTTAATTGCTACTCCTGCAGAGTCATAAATTATAAGACTAACTGGAGCCCTAAATTTATTGAATGTTATACTGTTTGCTTGTAGTTTACTATTTTGTACACCACTGTCTTTTAAACTAACATCACCCAAGAAAGTTTCAAATGTATTTTCATCGAAGGAAGCAACACCCTTAGAAACAGTAGTGGCATTATCAACACTAATAACATTTGTTGAAGAAACGTTAATAGCACCACTTGCAGATAAAGAATCAGGTCCAGTATAGGTTATTTGACCAGTGGTATTATCATATGTTATAGTTCCAGATTTACCAGCTGTATTTACAACTGTTATCGCATCTAGTATGTTGGCATCTAAATTTGTAGCAACACTGTCAAGGTTACTTTTTAATTCATTAATAGCACCAACAATATCCGAATCTTGAGTAGTGTTTAATGTTGTTAAATCACCAACTTTATTAGATAAATCATTCGATCTATTAATATGTTGAGATAGGGTATTTGTTGATGTAAAAATTATTTTTGCCATTATAGTTTCTCTACTAATTTATTTAACATAGATTTGATTTCACTTACATCATTTTTTAAATCTTCAATCTCTTTGTCTTTTTCTCTGCGTTGTTCTTTTCTTAATCTACTCTGTTCTATCTCTGTTTTATTTATATTCAATATGACACCAGAGTTTTTATCACGAACTAGATTAGGATGCCCCTCAACTTTTATATAATTATTCATTAGTCAGCCAGTGCTATAACTCTTAGATTTTTAAATTTAGGAACTCTAGCAGTATTGGTTGAATTCATAACGATCTTTAATTGGAACTTAGTAAACGGTGCTATTTGACCAGCAAGTCCACCAATTAAATATTCATAATCTTGATAAACTTCTTCAGCGTCATCAGGAGCATTATTCGTGTCTTCTGTTTTTAGAATCCAATCTAATCCTTCTAATAAATCATCTGAAGTTCCAACTTTATAATAAACATCAAATGTACAAGCAGATGGTCTATTCGCCGCAACTTGTACTTTAATTCCAACTGCAGGCTCTGATAAAACTATCTCTCTTGTTATATGTTTAGCCAATGAAGTTCCACCATATGCAGCCGTTTCTGGTGAGAATACGATAGGAACATTAAATCCTGATGTAGAAGCAGAGTCTTGTTTATCAATAACATTGTTTATAGTTGTTAATGATACTCTTTCTAAATCAATCGCAGGAGATGCGGAACCACTTGTGATACCAAAATTGATTTTAACATCAAACGATCTATCCCCTTGCGCAACATCTGTAAGGTTGGCGACTTCGGTTGGTCTGTTTGCGATTAATTTAGGATCTGATAATATATTATTTTCATTTAAGAATACCTGAGAAAATGTTGTTGGTTTAGACATTGATGTTTCTGAACCAGCTAATGATTTTCCTGTTGTAAATCTTGCTTCCGCATCCATAATAGATGTTCCAGGTAAGAATACATCAATTGCAGGCCATGCTTGTGTGAATGGAATATTGGTAGTTGCTAAAACTTTATTGCCACCACCTATGTCATCACTATCAGCAGCAGAATCAGCTTTGAACGTAAAACTAATACCATCAACTGCAGTAATTGTATGCGTTCCTGTTAATTGTGTTCCAGGTAAACCACCTATCGTTAGCGATCCTATAGAAGCAGAGTCAGTAGAATCTACACCTTTAATTTGTATAACATCACCAACATCAAATCCATGGTTTGGTGAAAATACGATAACATCGGAATCACCAGTAACAGTTCTGAATGGATCTTTTGGTAATAATCTAAATGGAACTTCTGCGTTTCTTAAGAAAACTGTACCACCATCATTAAATTCAGCTCTAACGATTTCAAAAGAAATATCTTTAGTTTGATCAGCAGACCATGCTTTAGCATTTTGTGATGCGAATAATGAACCAAGTGTTGGTTGTTTGGTTACTCTTTTTGTAGTTGAACCAACTAAGAATTCTTCTATCTCTGAAATATAAACATTATAAGCTGTAGTATTTGCTAATAATACAAATGAATAATCAGTTTCACCTTGAAGAAAAATTGGTTCATCAAATTCAAAATATGTTATAACAGTAGCATCTGTACTAGTAGTAATATCTGAAGGAGCCAATACTGCTTCAGCATTCTGTATAATTACATCTGAAGAAGGATAACCATTTACAAGAGGTCTTATTTGGCATCTAACTGGATGCTGTGTATCTCCACCAGCAGGTTTAGTCGCAAAGTAAACTCCAATTTTTACTACCCAAATTCCCTGTACTTCGTCTACATAAAACGATTGGGCGATTGGATCTATATCTTTTGCCATATTTTATTTCTCCTGTTAAGTTATCCTTGCCCGTCTATTATATCGTCCGGCATGTTTCTTCGCTGCTGCGGCTAATTTTTTTGCTCTTTTCCTATCCTTAAATACATCAGCATTAGTTTTTTCGGAAGCTCTTGTTCTTACAATTGTACCATTTGATAGAACTCTATAATTACGATCAGTGTCACTTGTTTTACTTTTTCTACTGTTCCTAGTAGTTTGCTCAGATTCTTTTACATAAACTGTTCTATATGAAATAACATCTTGTTCAACTCTTTGTATTATTCCTTGTGCAGTATATTTAGTTGTTGCTCTTGACAATGCATCATCTGTACCAAATCTATATGATTGTCCCGATTCAGGTGGAACATCAAGTAATTTAAATTCTTTAGCACCAACTTCAAATCTTATAGTATTCGTATTAGGAATAAAGAAAGAACCTATTATTTTACCAGTAGCATCTGTCGTTAAAGTTGTTGGACCCCCCTCAAATGGATATTGAGTAGCAGTATTATATTTGTTTCCGTAATCTTGCTCTCCTGCCCCATATTGAACAAAAGTAGATTGTTGCCTAACCCAATCAGAAACATCCCTATCATCAAAATAAGCATAAACCCTAGAGTTTGGTCTCAAACCTTCTGCTTTAAAATAAACGAGTTTAGACCTGATAAAAGGTATAAATGATTCACCAACAACTCTTTCGTTTACAATTTTCTTAGTCGTCATTTTCTACTCCTATCTTCCACCACCAGCGCCGCCATGACCTCTGAACTTACTATTATGAACACCACCATAATATCTTCTTTGTCGTTTCTTGTCGCTATTCTTTTTAGATTTAGATGATTTTGTTACTCTTGCTTTTTTAGTTATAGTTTCTGTTCCTACAACAACTTCACTTACTTCTTTGTCATACCATTCATCTGTAGAAGGAGATAATGTAATATTTCCTGTGGCTACGATTACTTCAAATGGATTGATATTAATTGTAGTTGTTGCTTGGTCATTTTTCAAGAAAGGAACTTCGTCATATTTCAATATTACAGTGTTACCTTTTTTTATAGTATTAGTTGATTCGTCAGAGTCATATACTAATCTTATATTATCAAGATAAAATGATGGTCTCATAATATTATCTTTTTCTTCGTCAGTAGCACCACCCCAGTTATCTTCCCAACTATTCCAAGAGTTATAAGGTTTTAATGAACTACCACTAGTAGAAGCTCTATAACTTGGGTTAGTAATATCACTGAATCCATCATCAGAAAAATCATCAACAAAGAATCCTGATTTAGCTCTTACTGAACCAGTACTATCAAGAACAGTGATATTTGATAAATCAGTTTCGAGTAATGTTAAAGCTGTAACTTCTTCTAGATCTTCAACTCTTCTTTCAATCTTCTCGATATCTTTCATTGTATATCTTCTATGTTCTTCACGAACGAAAGATAAATCTGAATCACTAAAAGTATATGGATTTAAATCTATGCTATAAAGTAACATATTATCTGGAGGAGTTAAAGGATATTCAGGTTCGAACTGACTTTTTCCTTTTACATAACTAAAGTCATTTTCTTTATCAACTATTATAACATCTCTTCTTGGTAAGTAGTAGGTTACATTTGCTTCAACAGTATCTGTTGGTTGAGGTAAATAGTGAACTCTAGCATCTCCGCCAGAGAATGTTCCAGATGTATTCTTAACAGGTCTGAAGTCTAACACATCGTTTAGATTTATTATTAACCCATCATTTCTTTTATAACTAGGGACATCTTCATAGTTTACTTGACCAGTGTACGATCTTGATGAGAAGAACTCTCCTGAAGCACCATGTTCAAAATGTCTGAACTTAGCATAGATTGCTGCAGGTGCAGTTTGACCACCTTTTAATACTAGACGACCAATATCATAGAAGTTATCTCTTTGACCATTATCTAATACAAATCTTCCACTTATATCGTTACCAGTTGAACTTGCTATTCTTACACTATCTAGTTTATAAATGTCAGGTTGTCCTAGCGAATAAACTGTATTACCATCAGAATCAGTTGTACTTGCTACTGCTGATACAGTTGATGTTGTAACTGTTTTTGTTCTTGCGGCTACATTTGATGCTTTCTTAACATAAGCAAAAATATCATAATCAGTACTTGCGTCTAAACCAGCGAATGTGGCAGTCGTTGAACCAGTACCACCTGCAGATATTGTCCAAGATGTATCTGGTCCACTAGCTGTTCTAACTACTAACCAATCTGCAGTATTATCAAAAGTTTCGTTTGATGTATCTACAACTGTAATTGTTAAAGCACCAGCACCATCAGTTGTCCCACTAAAGTATTGTTGATATGTTAATGAAATGCCAGAATAGTTTGATGGCCTTACATAAGGTAATTCGAATAATAAATTATTTTTATTTGTTTCGTAAAGAACTGACTTACCATTTTCCTGTAAAATATTAAAATGTTTTCCTGAAGCAGAATCACCTAAACTTTTAATATCTCTAAAGTTTACTCCTGGATCTAGATCTATATCGAATAAATGGAACTTATAACCAAGAACACCATTTTCTGTTACATGTCGTAATCTTCCTTTACCAGCTTGAGCTCCACCCAAGTCAGCACCAGTGTACAGGTTAAATTGTTGGTATGTATTGATGTTCGGTAATCCTAGAATATCACCAGAGTCTGTTCCTTGACCAGTTGACACTTTAACAAAGTTACCGAATGCTGTTGCTATATTTTCATTTGAAACTAATTCTGTTTCTTGAGCTCTAGGTATAGTAAATGT